ATCGATTTTAAACTTTGTAGCTTTCGCAAAGCAAAATAAGAGAAGCACCCACTTGTTGCAACCGCAAGTATAAACACGAGTAGCCGTTTTTGTAGCATACCGCAAATTGAAAGAAGAGTAGCTTTTTATTCAATATTTATTTTAAACCACAAAGATTAATAAATATAAAGGATTACTGATACTGTTGTATCTATACCTTCCTCACATAACACTCCTATTGTCTTCAATTGCCCTCCTGAGTACATTGAGAGTTTTCGCTCTGTTCTTTTTGTAATTAGATTACCTATAACTATACTTAGAATTGTAAAGAGATCGATAGACGAAATTCTGTCCGAATATGCCCTCATTACTAATGTGCACCGACCTGAAGTGCCCCGACTTCAGAATCCGGTCTAATGATTTTGATGAAGATGACGACATTAAATGTGACCTTGTTAAAATTTTTAATAACATGCCTATAGAGAAGCAGAAGAGTGAATTTTTGAAGAGTTGTATTATAGAAAGAGTTAGCACATGTGTCCATATAGATAACCGAACTTATTGTACCTGCTTGACTTATCACGCCACCATGTCACTCTTGAGATATTTTCATCATAATTTTGAAGAAATCGACACACCTGGGATTGAAGATGGTTTAATGTTATTGAGAGGAGCCCTGTGTAATAATTATGCCACCACATCTGATGATGGATTTTTATTGGAAGGACTTAAAGTGCTAGTACACCTCTATTTCGAAGATAGTAATGATTACGATGTTGAATATTCATGGGAATACCTGTCACATTGTTTCAATTGTGAAGGGTATGAGAGTGTTATTGGTTTGTATTGTAAATTTATTTTTAAGAACGTTGATTCGACCCCTAATTTTTATGCCACATTTTCTAGGTGCCATGGCTGTGATGAAGCTTTGACGCATGTATTCACATCTGTTGGACACATTAGGAAACTGTCAGCTGAAAATAGACTAGCAAAGATGACTAAATTATATAAGGAAGATTTAACTGTATGTGGTGATGTAGAAGCCAACCCTGGACCCGTCATGTCTAAGTTCGCTATAAGTGACTCAGGACCTAGATATGTAGCTCAGGGAATGTTTGATAAAATGTTAAGTCATAACCATCAAGTAACACTGGGAATGGATGATAACATGACGTCTTTTATAACAATGCTCACTAGTAAGGTTGGAGACAGCATTAGTAGTGCTCAGTGTTATATGAGTACAGCTTGTAAATTGTTTTTAATTATTAATAACCTAAATAATAAGATTAATTTGGCAGCTATATTTATTGACCTGCTAATTTCTTGGAATGTAACCTTTACTTTAGCTCAGAAAGCATGGAATTTTATATCCACCCATTGCTCCTCTATATTGACATACACGGCACAGAGTGCTGGTGATAGCTGTGTTAGGGCTGTCGCTATGTTGATCACATGTGTGATGTCTGTAGTTGGTACAATGGCCCTCCCTTGTCAAAAGTTGATTGATGTAGTATTAAGAAGAACTAGTGATTTAGGACGAGCCACGACAGGTTTTAAAACTATATTAGACGCGCTTGGTGGCGTGTTTGATACAGTTTATGATACTGTTTATGAGTTTATTACCGGAATGCCCCCCACAGATGAAGGAATGAATAAATTTTTAAGTGATGTTAGAACCTGGTTTGATGAAGTAGATCAACTTTCCCGCCTTAAGACTTGTGACAATATTTCCGTTAGTTATAAAGACTGTAGAAGAATAGAACATGCTCACCTTGCTGGATTAGATTTCATAAAACGTATGGATCAGATGAAAGTTTCCCCCCAACATAGAGAACCCTTTAATAGATATTGGACTTTGTTAAGTAAATTGTATGATAAGGTGATTGCCCAAGGAGCCAGAAGAGCAGAACCACGTACCGAACCCGTTGTTATACGAGTTTTTGGTAAAGCTGGTTGTGGTAAGTCTGGTTTAGTTTACTTATTAGCCCAGGACCTATGTGCGATCGAGGGAATGGCAGAAAATTTTATGGATGAATTGTACTTTAGGAACCAAGTTCAAGAGTTTTGGGATGGTTATAGTGGCCAAATGGTGACAGTTATTGATGATTTTGGACAAGTTAGAGATTCCCTTGGAAACGTTAATAAAGAATTTTTAGAAGTGATTAGATGTAAGAATATAGCAAAGTGGCCACTGCACATGGCTAGTTTAGAGCAAAAATCCCGTACTAATTTTATATCCCGTGCTGTTATCCTCACCTCTAATGAACTTAATTATGATACTCCCTCTATAACGTGTAAAGAAGCATTGACCCGACGAATGGACATCACAGTAGAATGCAGAATTAAGGAGCAATATAGAGTTTCCAATAGAGATGTTAAATTAGACACTGATAAAGCAGCTAATAGTATTGATCCCAATATATATGAATTTGTTCTTTATGATGGCACAAATCCCACGTGCCAAATTCTTAGCTATGATGAGTTTTCTGAGATGTGCTGTGAAGCCTACAGAAAAGCTTATTGTGTCTCCCGCCAAAGATTAGAAGCTCTAAAACAACGTGGAGCTCGCTTGAGTGGCAAGACCTATGTTGCTCAAGTTGCTAGTACTTCCCAGTCTTTTGATAGATGTGTTACCCCCGCTTTGTGGTTACAAGCACGAAGTGGAACACATAAAGATTTAGATTTACAACTAATAGCGGATGAGTTGTTAACGAGAGAGCAATGTGATAGTCTTGTAGCTCAGGCATGCGATTGTTACAGCTATAATGATTTCATGTCAATAGTGTATGATTATTGCTTGGATCAAGGACTAGATATAATTGCCCCCGTTAGTAGTTCATTCGACTATCATAGCCTTTCCTGTTTTATTTATGATAATGATTTAACTCTTAATAAACGAGAGACAACTAAGTATAAATTTGTTAACGAGATGTACACTAGATTTAAAGAAACCCTTCAAGAATATGGTGAAAATGTGCGCAAGGGATCAGGACGATTACTACTTACTATAGGTGGTATCGTTACTGGGCTTCTTGCTATGTATTCACTCAAAAGATACTTTTGGGATAAACCTGACCCCCAGTCCCAGAGTGTTGCTCTTGATTGCCCAGTTGAGCCCGGCTTTACTAGCGAATCCCGTGATGAAAAACGACCCAAACGCCCTAATTTACGAAGAGAAGTGAAAACTTTGGCTTTTTGCGAGTCTCGTGATGAAAAACGAGTGCGCAAACAACCAAGGCGTGAAGCTGAATTCTTCAACACTAAGAAATGTAACTGTAATATAAAAGCAATGGTTAATGTATGTTATAATAATTTAAACCAAACTATTAATGTGTATAAAGATGACCCCCGTTTTCAGTGTAATGATAGTTTTTGTTGGATTTGCTTTAGTTATGAAACTGATCTTTGGATGCATAAAATACAAGGCAAAATTAGAGAACACTATCTTACATGTGACAAACACGACTTAATCGACCAAGCTTACGATGTATATGACGCCATTATGGATGATAGATACGAAGAAATTTCAAGTAAAGATAAGTTTAAGGCGCAAGCTGTTATAGATACTAATGCCCGAGAGATAGCAGTTGGCCCCGTGGCTGGTAACCTTTACAGGTTAGCAACACGTTCGCCAACTGGATGGAAAGATCGAGTTAACGTTCTTTTTGTGAGTGGATCAGTTATTTTGACTGTAAAACACACAAAAGATTGGTTAAGTGATGATTGCATGATCTATAATCAGTTTGTACCCGACGGAATAATGTTTAGACGTAAAGAATGC